ACATCCGGCCTTGCTATTTGCTAAATTAGACAGAAAACTCAATAAAATTGGCGAAATTCGTCTAATATAGTCTATAGATTGATAAATCAGCAGTTTTTTTATGGGAAGGAAAATAATGACGAATATTGCGTCACTTGATGACATTTTTCAGTTCTATACTGATAATATCGAATTTATTGAGGGCGACATAAATAAAGCAGAATTTCAAAATCAGAACTTTGATGCTACAAAAGCGACCGGCCGTTTTATCCAGGGTTATGCTTCTACGCCATCATGGGACTCTGACGGAGAAAGTATTATCAAATCTGGTTTAGATATATCGTATTATGTCAACCAAGGGTGGCTCAATTGGATGCACAACAACTCACCCAACCACGTAATTGGAATCCCCGTCTACTCAAAAATCGACCACATCGGCTTCTTCACTAAGGGAATGCTCTTCAATAATGAGATGGCCACGCATGTGTGGAATCTAGCTACTGAATTGAAATCATTAGGACATCCGAGACGATTAGGTTATTCCATCGAAGGAAAAGTAGTAGCCCGCTCAGCTATCAATAAAGCAAAGATAGTAAAAGCTAAAGTAACAAATGTTGCTGTCACACATATCCCTGTTAATACGGAAGCTACATTCGAAGCAGTTTCAAAATCCTTCGTACCTCCTGCCTACGACGAAATCGTCTCTTATATAATGAAAGACCTCTCCCTCAAAAAAGACATCTCTGCTCTTGCTCCCATCGCTGATGCTGGCGCTGTAGCTGGTCATTCATTTGGTAGTAGCAATTATACGGGACATGAGACTCTGCGCACTGAATCGCTGGAAGGCGCAAATACTAACACACAAAAGGGAAATGCAATTGTAGGAAACAATCCAAATTCTGAAGACGAGTTAGAAAGACGCCTCTCTTCAGCTTACCGTAGTGCTCATAAATCACATAGCGAACTAATGTCCCTTCTAAAAGCAATACATCCGAACGCAAGTGAAGTGCTATTAGAAGAAATCGTGGGTCTTGTTCATAGAGCTGATGGAATTGATAATTTCGTAAAAATAATTAACGATTCCCAAGTATTACAGTAAAAAACAACGAGATCTTACTAATTTACAAAATAGACACGGAGGAAATCGAATGTCTGAAATACTTGATGCCGTAAAAGAGCTTATTAATAAGGCTCAGGGCTACACTACAAAGCACACTGGCACTGGTGGGCCGGCGGAAGCCGTCAACCATGAGCTAGCTACGGCTCCGAAGAAAAGTGAAGATGAAGATGAGACAAATGCTGCAAACTCGGGAACACATCCCAAGGCTGCTGGCGGTTCTCACGATGGTGGTAGTCGTCCTGAAGGTGGAGACTCTTTCAAGGATGGCGGTCCAGAACAGGATACCATCGAAACGCCGAAGGGTACTGGCGGAAGGGCTCCTGTAGCTCGTCCAGCTACAATCAAACACGAAGGCGGCGGAACGGGACCTAATCATCCTGGAACAGCTACTGGAACTCAGCAACAGCAAAAGTCCGAAGGCGAACCTGATTTAGTTAAGGGTGAAAATCCTTTCGAAAAGAAGGACGACGACAAGGGCAAAGATGAGAAGAAAGAATCAAAGGAAGACGAGAAGGACGAACACGAGAAGGATGATGATGCTGAAAAGTCATCTGACTCGGGTGAAGTTTATCTAGACATTGATGAATTCACAAAGGAAATTGTTGCCAAGGCGGTCGAGGCTCTCGACTTGAAATACGGTGAATTTGTGGAACAGTCAATTCAGAAATCCAATGAATCAGAATATGTAGAAGCAGGATTGGCAAAGTCTTTGGTTGCCACGCTTGATAGAGTTGAAGAACTAGAAAAGGCAATTGTCAACATCGCTAACACAATGAATATCAGACGGTCTTTACTTAAATCAGCTGACAATATCAAGGGAATTGATAATCCTTCACTCAGCAAAACAACGCTGACTAAGGGTGAAATCTCTAGCCGACTTCTTGACATGCAAATGTCGGGAAATCAGGGTGTAGACACCAACATGGTTCTCCGCTTTGATGCAGTGGGCGACACATCACTTCTACCTGAGAATATCAGGACAAAACTCGGTTTAGAGTAATCAGTTCACTTAGGAGGAACATTTAAAAATGAACGATGTACAAGGTTTTGGATTAGGATCAATGGAAGATGTCCAGAATATCAATAAGGCCCTTCTTGATGGGCTTGGTAATCCGGGCGAAATGGTTGCTGGAAACGCTTTTGGTAGCGTTAACTATGGTGCGACTGGCGCCCAGTCCCTCAGAGTGGAATCTCTGGACTCTTCACTAAAGGTTATCACCTTCACAGATAAGCACATCAACTTCTGGAAAGACATTCCTAAGTCTCCTGCTTATTCAACTGTTGAAGAATATAACCAGTTGTCATCTTACGGAACTCAAACCGGCGGATTCTTATCTGAAGGCGAGCTTCCATATCAGTCAAATTCTGACTATGCCAGAAAAGCAGCTTTGGTTAAGTTTGTCGGAACAACCAGATCGGTCAGCCATCCGTTGACTTTGGTTCGTACGATGGTTCCTGATGTTATTGCTCAGGAAAACTCAAACGGAATCATGTGGATGCTTCGACAGATTGAAAATTCCCTATTTTGGGGCCGTGACAAGGGTCTTGCCGGTGCAGAGTATGTAGAATGGGCCGGTCTTGATAAGCTTCTTGGCGGTGGTGGTGGTCCTACTGGTGGAGATCCTGGCGCAGGAAACACCTATGACCTTCGCGACACAGCTTTTGGTTCAACTCCTTTCACTCACATCGTCAATGACTTGGCACAGACCGTAGTTGATAACTTCGGTTTCCCAACGGATATTTATATTCCGTTCCCAGTCCTTGCAAAAATCAACGAAGAGTTCGCTGGTACGGCTGCACAGAGAGTAATTCTCCCAACAGCTTCTGGCAACACTCAGGTCAACATTAACATTGACGGTCTTATGACTCAGGCCGGTCGTGTTAATCTAAAGCCTACCTTCTTCTTGCAGAAGACAACTGGCATGAAGGCTTCTGGCCGCATCGGCGTCGCTAATGCTGCTGGTACTGGCAAGATTCTTGGTTCAGCCTTTGTCATTGCTGGAACGGTAACTCCCTCCTCTTCTCAGATGATAGCTCCTGAAGTCGGTCTTACAGCTGGCTATTACAGAGTTGGCTGCACTTATGTAAATAAGTTTGGTGAAACTGCTGCCATTGTTAATGGCGGCGGAGGATATTCAACGGAAATCCAGTCAACTGGTACTGTTGCTGCCGGGACAGCTGATGTCGTAAGTATTGCTATCGGCACAGGCGTTGTGGATGCTCAGTTCTTGAACGTTTATATTTCAGAAGTTGCCGCTGTCACGGGTGTTGTTGCGGCTGATGTTGAAATGTATTTGGTTCAGCAGATTCCTCTCGTCACTCAAACAACTACCGTCCGATACGACGGCAAGAGATTGCCTAATACATATACTGCCTTCATCGGCCAGATGACCCCTGACGTTCTCACCTTCCGTCAATTGGCTCCGCTGGTAAAGATGGATCTAGCAACGATCGCTCCGGCTTACAAGTGGATGATCTTGCTCTACGGTGTTCCGGTTATCTTTGCTCCTCTAAAGTGGACAAGGATTATCAACATCAAGTATTAATCCTACTTGACCAAAGATAAAAATTGACAGCATAGTTACACAGCAACTATACTTACAAGAAGGGTCTTAATGGCGGCTGCTGTTAGGACCCTTTTTTTTAAAATCGCTAAAGGAGACTTAAATGGCGGACTATCCAAAAGTCGGCGACCAGACAGGGTATGATTATCTAAGTATTGCCGAGGCTGTTGTCACAGGCGATGTAGATCAGAATATCGATGGTACAAAGACGTTTCTTCACAAAATATACGCGCTTGGAGGAGTCGAGGGTGCCTCTATGGGTACGTCCGGCTATTCAGGTTCCGATGTTCAAACTTCGGGCTACTCTGGCTACTCTGGCAGATCAGGCTATTCGGGCTTCTCTGGCTACTCTGGCTACTCTGGTTCGTCTGGCTATTCAGGCGAAGGTACGTCAGGCTATTCTGGACAAGAAGGCTCTGGCTACTCTGGCTACTCTGGCTACTCAGGAAAGTCTGGCTACTCTGGCTACTCAGGTTCCGGTGTTTCTGGTTACTCTGGCTACTCTGGTCTTATAGGTAACACGGGTGCTACAGGTGGTACTGGAAGCACAGGCTTAACAGGTACTTCTGGCTATTCTGGTTATTCGGGTAAATCTGGATACTCCGGCTATTCTGGTCCTTCGGGTTACTCTGGATTCTCTGGCTACTCAGGTTACTCCGGCTCTGGCGTGAGTGGTTACTCTGGCTACTCAGGTTTTAGTGGCTATTCAGGCTATTCAGGCTATTCTGGTGGCTCTGGCTATTCAGGATATTCTGGCGGTACTTCTGGTTATTCAGGATATTCTGGCGGTACTTCTGGCTACTCAGGCTATTCGGGTCCTTCTGGTTACTCGGGCTATTCGGGTAAATCTGGTTATTCTGGCTACTCAGGCTCTGTTTCGGGCTACTCAGGCTACTCAGGCTTCTCGGGTTACTCAGGCTATTCAGGCTACTCGGGCGGTTCTGGCTACTCAGGCTATTCGGGTCCTTCGGGTTACTCGGGCTACTCTGGTCCTTCGGGCTACTCGGGCTATTCGGGTCCTTCTGGTTACTCTGGCTTCTCTGGCTATTCAGGCTATTCAGGCGGAGTTAAGGGCGCCGGTACAATAACACTGGGCGACGATGGTGCTAATACGGCAACATATAGAGCGATCACAGTTGGTGCAACAGACGTTGTTACTATCTCTCCAGCTAGTGCTCAGGCTGCTTTAGTAATGGGTGCAACAGGAACATATCCATCGGGCGTTTTTGCTACAGTCGCTGGAGTGAGTGGTATTGTGTTTACTCACGATGTTGCAGCTAGCGGTGCTGTATTCCTTTATATAGTAACAGCTGCGAAACCATAAAGAGGAGACTGTAAATGACTAACTATCCAAATGCAGATAATTCTCCTGGTTATGTTTATGATCCCGACCCAGGTGGTCTAGCATATCATAATGCTCGCTCAACTGGAAGATTTACAATAGATCATAATGCTACTACTACAGTTATCGATACGGATGCTAGAGCGGGGGATATTGTTTTCATAACTGCTGCCAATCTAAAAGCTGCGTGGATGACTTCGGTTTCTCTTTTGAATGCTTTATCTGCAGGCATCTATGTTTCTTCGGTCGATAACGACAGCTTTACTGTTACTCACGATCATCATAATAATGCTGAGGGCGCTGTATTCTATTATGCAGTTTTTCCAAGCGTCTAAGGAGATTAATAATGACTGACTATCCAAATGCAGACAGCTCTCTGGGCTATGTTTATGATCCAGATTCCGGTGGTGTAGCATATAATAATGCTCGTTCAACTGGAAGCTTTACAATTAGCACTGAAGACACAACTACGGTTATTGATACTGAAGTTCAAGTAGGCGATATCGTTATTATAACAGCGGCTAATCAAAAAGCTGCGACAATGATTGCCGGCGGTGCGGATGTCACCGCGTCAATTTATGTTTCCGCAGTTGTCCCTGATAGTTTCACTGTCACTCACGATAATAGTAATGCTGCTTTAGGTTCTATATTTTATTACGCAGTTTTCCCTAGTTTCTAAGGAGATCAATATGGCTAACTATCCAGCGGCCGGTGCTTCTACTGGCTATGTTTACGATCGTGATTTTGACATTCCTATGTCTGCTCACAATAATGCGAGGGCGACAGGTTCTTTTACTGTCGCTCTCGCTGAAACAACAACTATCTCTGATGCTCGAATAAGATCAGGCGATGTTGTTCTTATAACGCCAACTAATTTAAAAGCAGCACAATTAGTCGGAGGAGTTGCTCCTACTACATTGGGTATATCTGTTCTTTCCGTCGTGAACGGAAGTTTTGTTGTCGATCACGATCTCAATGCTGCTGCAGAAGGCTCAACTTTCTTTTATTCTGTTTTACGCAATTTCTAAAATAAACTTACTGTATACCAGGAGGTATAAATATGGCTAATTATATTCGAATTGGCAATAGAACATTTCAAGAAGAAGAAGCTAGGCATCTTACGCCAAAGCAAATTGAAGAAATCAAAGCAGACGGTGCAAGAGCTAATCAAAAGCGCTTCGAGAACATGCGCCAGAGTTTAGGGATGCAACCTAATGCTCCGATTACATTAAATGTTACTCCTGCTGGAATAGCTGCTCGTAAGATAGCTATTGCAGCTGAAGAGGCAAAAATAGCTGCTGAAACTCAGACGATAACAGATGAATTGGGTCCAGAGACCCCTTCGTTTGTTGCTGAAGCTGAAGCTCCTAAAGAAGTCAAAAAATCAAAGAAAGCGCCAGCCGCTATTGCATCAACATAATAAGATAACAATATAACATAGTTAGGAGTTTATGATGGCTGATTTAACTGGAGCGTATACAACTCCTGTTCCCACTATATCTCAAAATACAGCATCCGTTATTAAATATCGAGCCAATTATGTTACTGGAACAGCATTAATTGCTCTTCCACTTTCAGCTGGAATAAGATATATCATTACGTCTGTTTACACAAACGGCAATGAAATAAAAATTGGCTTTGGTAACGATGCTACAGGCATAGACGACGAGCGCTTCACGTACACAGTCACTGCCGGTCCCCTTGACCTCTCGAATTTCTTCGGGAATGCTCCATTCACTCAATACAGATATGATGCTTCTTTATCGACTCATCTTGTAATCACGGGAGAGGCCGCTAAGGTCATAACCGTTGCTTACGTCGAGTTCAAGGGATAGAGATATGTCAACATTTCCTATCGTCTCAGTAAACTCCGACTCGGTGATGAAATATCGTCCCACGTATTTATCATTTACGGGAGGTGCAGGCGTAGCAGCTCAAGTGATTGTTGGCTCGCGCCTTCCTTATGATGGTAATAGAAAGATAATCTTAGCAGCAGCCACTAATGGCGCTACTCTCGATATTGGTCTTTATCCTATAACTACTCCAATGAGCATTGGCGTTGCAGGTGTCGATTATACTCAGGGAAGTGGCGCCGCCGAGACAACATTCGCTTCAGGCAAAATTACAGCTACGTGGAATGGTGTAGGTGCCACTCCAAATAGAACTAACATGTTTGCTGGAACAATTTCGCTATATTTTGACGGCGTTAGAGTAGCGGTGGACGACGGTGTTGGAAAATGGATCGAAGTTGGTGATAGTGGTTTATTTCTACCAGATGATGATCCTGGCAATGCTTGGAACTCAACGATCAACTACACAACAGGCGCAATCGTGGTATATACTGTTGCAAATAGCGATTATGATATTACTGTTTCATATACTAGCGACACTGCGGATGCTCCAACATTATTATCAGTAACTGGCGTGGCGCCTTTAGATTTATCTGCATTTCTAAAAAATGCGCCCTATTCTTTTCATAAAGAGAATCACGACCTAATAATTACTCCTGCAGTTCTTAAGTTAGCAACAATAGCTTATGCTTCATTGAAGGGATAATTATAATGACCGAACAGAATCAAACTTCACAAACAAATGGCAAGATCTCCTGGGATATACTCTATAAGATCTCTCAGCTGGCTGTCTTCCCGGCACTTGCTGTCATCTTCTACATGCTGACACAACTTGGGAATCTGGATAGAAGAATAACGATTACAGAACTGGTTCAGTCGAGCCGGCCAAATTTTGCCGAGATGGTAGCTAAACAAGCCATTTTCGACGAACGTCAAAAGGTGAATACTTCTAGAATAGAAACTCTAGAAAAAAGCCTAGACATACACAAATCGAAATCACCGTACGAAAAACAATATAACAACAAGTAGAGATAAATGAAGATAAAAGATATTACACCTGATTGGCTAAAAGAAGTTTGGTTATGGCGTATTCCCATTGAATTCGACGATGACAAACTTACCGACGAAGCTATTCAGTTCTACATTGACTCAGCAATAAGTAGAGCAGAGCTTCTATTGAATATTGCAATACGTCCACGGGTTATTGAGAACGAGACGTATGACTACCGCGTAGAAGAATGGATGGGTGGATACGGATATGTCCAACTAAACACTCGGCCTGCGGTTGAAGTCACAGCAATGGAACTAAATGTTATTACGTCGATCATCACTATTCCAAAGGAATGGGTGCAACTTAAGAAGAAATCGGCTCAAATAAATCTCATTCCCAATTACGGACTTTTGGCAAGTGCTAATATTGCTAATCAAATGTTGTTGTTCATGCCGCTAATGGCTAATTCTACTTATATTCCTCAGATTTTGAGAGTGTCTTATACAGGTGGCATTGGTGAGAATGAAGATGCTCCGGATTTGCTGGCGCAGTTGATCGCGATGAATGCGACCACGGGAGTATTGAATGTGCTCGGTGAAATTGCTCTCGGTGGTCAAGCTGCTTTGGCAGGCTATTCTATCGGAATTGACGGACTTTCACAGTCGGTTAGCACTACGGCATCGGCTGAAAACGCTGCATACGGAGGCAGAATCAGACAAATGGAAAGAGAAATGTCAGAAGTGGTTAAAACCTTAAGACAATACTATTACGGATTGTCATTGGTAGCTGCATAATGGCTCTCACCCGAGGCACTGCCAAGGGAGCAGCTAGAGTACATTTCAATCCCATAAAGATTGACTATAACACTCAGGCGGCCATTGGTTTAATACAACAGTATGGGAGCCGGTTTGATTGGTATCAGGGACTCGTCTGTCCATGCACGGTAAAGGCTGAGCAAACAGACTTGAAGTTTAGACAGTTGGCGTGTGGACAATGTAATGGTACAGGCTGGATACACATATTAAATCGAGAAATACGGGCTGTGCCCTCTTCAAATAGAAGAGAAGAACAAACTTTAACGTATAGAGTTGCTCAACCCGGTGTAATGTCGAACATCTTTGTTAATTTAACATGTGAACCGCAGTATAAGGTTAACATACGCGATCGAATGGTGTTCAAGGAGTCGGTAACGTTTAGGTCAGAGGCAAAGGTTTTTGATCCAGCTGCTGCTTCTTATAAGTTCACTTTTCCGATTGTTGAGCTTTTACAAGTAATTGATACTGATGGTAAAAGTTACGATTGTACGAACCTCAATATTGAAGATAAAGATGTAGATTCAAACACTTCTGGGTTGCTTGTTTGGACAGAAGGAAAATGCAGGCCTCCTACTGGCAAGTCTTTCAGTGTTCTATACACTCTTTATCCGAGCTACATTGTAATAACTGCAGCTCACGAGATTAGAGGTTTTGTGGCGGGTAAACCTGCTTCCGCTGGCGGTGTTCAGGCTTACGAGGATTTACCAAGATTATTCACAGCAAAGATGGAGATACCTGATGCGTATCTATTTGGCTAAGGAGAGATAAGATGGAAAACAGAAGGATAATGCCGCCGCTATTCAAAGACAAGGTGGTTCGCACGCCTTCACCAGAAGAGAACGCTCAGGTGGCTGATGCGATAAAACGTAGGAAGAAATTCGACGAAGGTAAAGCTAAAGCTCAAGGAGCTTATAAACAAATACTAAAAGAGGGTGCCATGAAGAGATCATATACGATAGACGAAATGACGGTTGCAACGCTTCTCAAGGGGCATCCCGACGCTCAAGAGATTTTAGATGAACTTCTCAAGGGCAAGAAAAAGAACGAATCAGGTGAAGAGTTCCAGGATGGCTCCGAAGACACCATTGGCGGAGAAGGTCATGCTGCAGTAGCTCGTCCCGATTCTATCAAACATGAAGGCAAACCTTCAGGCATTGGCCCTAACGAGCCCGGTACAGGAACAAAGAAGGCTTCAATAGAGGATGGTGACCTTTCAAAGTCTGAAGACGAGGGTGATGATGTTGAAAAATCT